AGGTTGACCCATAGGTGCAACTGGTGCATCACCCGTCCCACCAACAGCGTTGATTACATCATCAATGTTCATTGGAACAGCCCCAATATCATTTTGATAAGGGTTAGCACCAACTTCTAATTTGCGTTGTGCGATTGCAGCTTGTGACGCAGCCAAAGGATCATTGACATCACCACTGTATTGACCAAACATATTAGCGATTGGCATTGTGGGACGGTTACTCGCAGGTACAGCCGGTGTCGTGATGACGCGGCCATTTTCTTTGTCGATTGTTGTTTGAGGTGCTACACCGATGCCGTATTCTTGCATTGGCATACCAGTTGAACCATCAACGATATATTTTGCATCACCCGCATCAACTTGCATCGGTTTGTTGACGTATGTTCCAAATAGTTGTGCGCCAGATGTATCACCTGACGACTGCAATTTACGACGATATAAATCATTTCTGATTTCAGGCGACAAGTTTTGCATGGTAAATTCACCCATGTCTTGTCCGCGTTGCATCTCTTGAAGCTGCATTTGTTGAAGTTGTGCTTTAGCTTGGTCAGCGGCAGTTGGCTGTGACATATAATATTTATACATCGCGCCGACCGCTTGGTTAGCAGCATCACCCCAAGGATTTGTTGAATTATCGCGTGGCATTAGTAAAGTCCTCCAAATGCTTTGGATGGTAACGCTTTCAGATTGCTAAAAAGTCCTGGTTGCATTACACCCGCACCAGGGCCTATCCCAGTGGCAGGTAACGGTCCTTGAACCATTTTATCACCGAATGATGTGATGCCGTTTGCTGACGCATACATACCACCTGCCATACCCGCAGTTTTAAGAAGTAAAGGTATGATTGAACCTTTCTTCTGAGAATTGGTCGCAGCTGACTGCATATCTAATGGAATGAGGGCACTATCACGAGATGCTTTGTCTTGAAGATTTCCGAATAAACGTGCGAATTGACTACGGTCTAAATCTTGGCTGAAAAGTGCCCCACCATAACCTTGAAGTTTTGCGTTATTACCTACATCACGTTGTGTTTTGGCATCAGCGGTTGTAGCTGCATCTTTATTTGCTTGCACGACATTGTTAGGTGTGCTTGCCAACATACCCATGTTGTTGTAATCGGTCTCAGGTGTCCGAATCGAATTGAAAGCCTGTTGTGTCTGGTCAGCAGCTTGCTGTGCTTTCTCATCGAAACCCTGACGACCTTGTGTATCCACAGTTTGATTGAAACTAGCACCTGCTTCATCAGCATATTGTTGTTGACGAGTCATACCTTCCGCAAACGCTTGGTTCTTCGCGTTTTGAGCACGTTTGGCGTTAGCTGCCTGTTCTCTGGACTGCATATATGTTCCGGCAGCCGATAATGCAAGAGAAGTTGCTGTTACTGGATCACACATTTTTTACCACCATTTCAAACCGATGAAATTTTGCACCGTCAATACCAATACCTTCGGCATCTCGAATTGTAAATCCTAACCATTCAAGCCATTTAATTGACTTTTTGTTTTCTTCATACACATAATTGAAAACATAATCATATCCTGAAACGATGTTTTCAAAAACTGTACGACATGCTTTAGCGCAGACCAAACAATGATCATCAAACGATTTTGTCGCAAGCATCCACACGACACCGATACCTTCTCTGTCTGGGACGGGATTGACACCAAAGATCGCGTGAACTTGTCCGTCACGCTCCCATACCCATGAATTAGTTTCGAGATTGTCTGTTGACATCAACGCATCACGAACCGTCCCACCACCCATCGCATTGACTTCTTCTACATCCTCGTCGCGTATATTTTGGATGATGAATTCAATGTCTTCAGGATTAGGCCGACGAACAATTTGGTCAGTTCCACTAATTGACGACATTCACGCTGCTCCTATTTCCTGAACCATAGGTTTGAACACCAGTCGGGCCATACGCCTGTTGTGCCTTAATCGCAGCGTTATTTCCTATGTTGCTGAAAAAATCACTGAACACGTTTGCTAATGGACTTGTCGGTGCAGTTGGTTGAAGATATTGAGCAGCCGATGCCGCAGCCGATGCCGCACTACCTGGATCAGCAGATGCGCGGTTGTCATTATATAATTGTGTTTTCTTCGTTGAAATATTTCCGCGCAACTGATTGGTTGCATCGAGTGCTTGATTGGTGATCGATAATTTTTGAGTATCATAATGTTTCTTCAAATCAGCAAGCTGTTTTGCACCAACCGAACCTGTCAAATTACCAGTTTGCGCTAATTGAAGTGTAAGACGTTTTACAGCTTCACTATATTGGTCATTGACCTGTGGCTCGTAATATCCAGTGTAATCGTTTTGATATTTTTGATAGAATGGGTCATCAAATCCTGCAAATGCAGTATCAATACCTGTCTGACCTTGTGCGATTCGTGCTTGACGTTCAGCTTCGGCTTTACGCGCTATTTCTGCTGAATTATCTTTTGGTGCGCTTGGCATACACATGATTTTTATCCTGCTTCGAATGTTCCACTATAGTGCATGGCGAGTGCGGACATCGTTGCCGGACCTGCTTCTGAGCAGGTGAGAGTAAGACCAAATAAAGGTGTGAGTGATTCAACACCGATACGCGGATCACCGTAGGTTACACCTGTCGCTATACCTAAATCAACAACCACTTGGTCATTACTCGGATCAGGCAACAGTTCAACCTTCCAACTATTTATACCAACTATATCAAAACCAATCAAGTTTTTATTACCAGCAGGATCATTCGCTGATAAATATGGAAGTTCAATGACACAGACATCTTCATTCTTTTCGGGATAGGAAATGTTGCCTATGCCACCATAGATGTATAAATAATCGATACCATCATCAGGGTCTGTACCGCGAACATAAATTTGATCGCCTCTTTTTGCCATATTTTTAATTGCAAAATCAACTTCGTAATATGACCATCCTGATATTTTTGATGACGGGAAATACGACAAAACATATATCCGATTTTTGATTGCCATCCAAAAACGACCATCAATCGGTTCAACCATACCAATACCGTTTTGTGCTTCTTCTTGTGTGAGTGTTGCAAGATAGTCACGGATATGGGTGTCAAGCGGTGTACCCACATCTGAAACAGATGCAGAGTTTGACGAATCACGCGCCTTAATCGACCTGATACCTGAAGCCGCCAGATAAAACACATCATTTGCCCCATACGGGACGACTGAAGGGGGTGAAATTGTACCAGTATTCTGTAACGTCTGAATAAAGACGTTTGCGCTGCTATCCTCGCTAATTGACCAAATACGAATATTATTTTGAGAGAAAATAGCCATTAAACCTTGGTATTCTTCAGCGACTGTCAATGTCTCTTGACCAGCCGTTTGTGATGCCATGTTAATGAAACCATAATCAAGACCTGCGATCCATTGTGTAGGTCCATTCAATGCTGAAAAATATAAGTTTGAACTGGCAGTTGAATATAATTTTTTCTTAAATGCCAAAACAGAAGTACCTGTGCCAGATGCACCACCAGTTAAAGTGTATATTTCTGTGCCATTGATTGTTACTGTAAATTGGTCAGCTGGCTCGAATGTGCCACCGATTGTTGCAGTATAGACCTGCGCCACACCTGGTGCATTTGCAACTGTTTGAACAAGGGTGATTGTTTGGTCAGGATTTGACCCGTTGTTGACTGTACTCTGTGTAATTGTAAATGCCGTCCCAAGTATCGAAGACGTGATTGTGATGACAGGTCCGGCTGCAGTCGCACTCACTACTGATGATTTATCAATCGCCTTTGCAAGTGCCGCTGCCAACGCATTATTTGAACCAATACTCGCAGCCAATGTGTCCCAATCTGTGACACGAGTTGTGTCGTAAAAATGATAGATATTTCCATCAGTAAATTCGATAATAGAATACAGTTTTCCGTCAAAACCTTTTGCATCCAATGTACGCTCAATCGGTGTTGCAGGGGTCGGATGCTGGGTCAATAAATGAGTGACACCTGCTGGGACGTTTCCAGCCTGTGCAGCGTCATAACCAGTCGTATAGAGTGTTTCGTTGATGACGTACAAACCAGAAGTGGTTGATGGAAAAGAACCGTTCTGTTTGACGAATTTTTTTCTGCGTTGGATGTCGCCACCGCGAGAAATATGTCCGTTTTTGATTGTCCACGCTGTGCCGAGTTCACCAACAACACGTTGGTCACGTTTTCGGTCCATACCTTGTCTGACATCTTGTAATTGAATATAAGGCATGACTACCTCACAACCAGAACGGTTTTACCACTGTAAGAATTTTGCCGTCCACGTCCCAAACCAACCTGTACCGTTTTGCTTCCAGCTTGTGAATTAGAACGTAATTTTAGCAAACGACTGTTCGCCAAGTTCAACTTATTTTGTGCGTCAGGTGACTTTTGACGAGCAAGAAGTTCTGATGCTGCAAATAAGACTATCAATCTGTCGTCAAGATCAGCGCGGTCATTATCTGCAACCAATGTTGAAAGTGATTTTGTTCCGAAAAAATGAATACTACCTGCTTCATTTGGGATAGGCCATACTTCCAGCTGTTCTTTAGCACCTGTGTTCCGCACATCCCATTTTAAAGCAGGTGATGATCTTTCGTTGTTATTACTGTCGTAAATTGAAAGATCGTCAAATGTGATACCACGTTCTAAGTCAGTGTAAATCCCATTACGATTCAATTTGATCGTCATCAAACGGTCATAGTTCAAATCAGATGGAAAGTCGTAATATCGTTGACCAGCGTTTAATGTGACTGACCTCTCAACTCTCAGGAAAGGCCAATCATATTCATCGTATAAAACTTCCTGAATACGAGCAAGTTGCTCTTTCAGATTGTCAAGTTCGCTCACGCCAACAGCTACACTCTGAGTACGGCCTGTTTCTGCCCGAAGCTGGGCGACCAGTTCTTGTAGCTGTTTTCCGCGTGCCAAACTATTCCACCATATCGTTCATATCAATTTCGTTTGCTGGGACAAATGTGTCAAGACGATCTTGTTCAATTTGTGAAATTGGTTGATGAGATGATTGTGCAATTTTGTCATTTTTGGTGACATTTTTTGCAACGGCGATCACATCGTCTTCATCCACAATATCATACATTTCCAAAACATCGTCAGGAAGCTGAGTAGGAATTTGACCTAACGCTCCAAATATTTTGTCAACAGATTGTTCACGTTTGACAAGAGCAGGGTCGTATTTCCCTCTCAAATAATCTTTATAATCACGAAGATTGACTGGTTCGGTCTTAACTTTTTTGACCTCGGTTATGGCATCAACGCCGTGAACATAGTGTAAAATAAGAATTTCAGGTGCTGACCAAACATCACGCACCTCGTTCATTGTACTTCCGGCTAGTCTTAGTTTTGCTGAATAATACTGCATTTTTCATTGCCTTTTCGCAGTTAGGGTTAAAGAGAAGGACGATGCGGCGAACATCGTCCTACCCAAGATATATTTAAGCAGAGAATTGTGCAACACCTTTGTAATCTGGATCACCCAGAGCAACAATAAGGTCAAACACTTTCGCACCGTCAGGTGTTGAGTTCGGGACGTAAGTTCCACGAACATCACCTGTTGTTGCTGTAGCCAAGGTGGAAACACCCCCTACGACCGTCCCAGCAGTAGCCACAGCATTGTTTTCGATTTCTCTCAAAACTGATGCTACACCTGGTAGGAACACAGGAAGACCGAGAATGTTGGTCGTACCAATGAAAATTCCATTAGCTGCGGTCAACGAACCAGAAATACCTGTAACAGTTTTGAAGGCTTTTTTACCATTTACAGCAGTCGTGCCGTTAGTGGTAATATTTTCCTTCATGACTGCGCCATAAACGTCTGTCCCTGTAATGGTGATCACAGAAGTGTCAGCACCACCTGAGTCAACCACGATTGCTCGTGGTACATCAAGTACAGCAACACCACCTGATACCAGCGCACCGTTCATTGGGATTGCTCCCGCTGCACCAGTGTAACCAGTCACCAAACCATCAACATCACCTACAATCGGCGCACCAAGATTGATACGCAGAGTTTCCAATGGTATGACACCATCGATTTTCGGTGAAACCTCTGGCTCACCGTCATCTTCACCCAATACATTAAATTGAGCGTTGAGACGTGAACCAGCAGGAATTGTGGTTGGGTCTAGGTATGTTACAGTGATATTTGATGCCCCAAAAGACACAGAAAAATCAGCTGGTGATTCCAAAAGTTTTTGGAATTTATCAACCCATAATTTGTGACCAAAGGCAGCAAATGATCCAGCGTTTGTTCCGGCTGGATAAGCGAAGGTAATTGTTCCACTGGTTGCTACGGCAGAACCTGCGAAACCTTGTACTGTTTTAAAAGACATGATTTATTCCTTTCTGTCGATTAAGCGATTGAGTAAACGCCGGATGTGTTGCGCTGTTTGCACACCAATCCAACAACATCAGTTACTGCACGGTACATGACGTATTTATCATGTGGACGCGCTGGGCTGTGACGTTTGTTACGTTCATCTTCCATATACATTGGATAGATAGCGTTCATATCCAAGGCATACATGAACTTAGCTTCGCCTTCATCATCGAGTGTCGGATCAAAGAAGATCGTATTCCCTTTGAATTGGGTGTCAGCCACACTCAGGTCAATCGCGCCATTTTTGGCCCAACCATCTTGGGTGTAAGTTCCGTTAGCGCGAAGTTCTTTTTCAAGAGCGTCAAGGAAATCAGAACCAGCAAACATCATGTGCTTAGGACTGCCGAAACGAACCAACTGACGGAACTCTTTTTGGAGAGTTTGTGCAATTGTCGAAGAAGCAGGGGAAGCAGTTGAGATACCTAATACTGCTCGGTTTCTCCACCATGAGTTTGTAGATTGGTCAATACCACCAACGATTGTTGCTGATGTTGGGTTCGCAAGAATGAATGACTTCACACCTGAGACGAGTTCACTGTCAGCAGCACCATTGCGCCAGAACATAGTGTTCATACCGCGTGCACGACCTTCCATCATATCTTCAAGTTTGTCGTCAAGAAGATCAGCAAGGGCAGCTACTTCACGGTCGCTGTGACGTGTTTCGCCACGACCAGTTGTAGTGTCACTGATTGAGATACCGTTGCGTTGCAACTCATCAAATGTGACTTCAATACCCGCGTGGATACGTTTGTATTGGTAAGTCGCTTGTTTGATGTTCGCAGGGTTTTTGTACCCAACAGAATCGTCACCAGAGAAACCTTGAATGGTTGTGGTGTATTCACCTTTAACCCGAACAGTCAAAAATTCTTTACCTGCTGGGAATGTTTTAGCTTTTTTGTCAAAAGCCTGTAACAAAGGTTTATCTTGGATTGTCTGGGAATAAATTTTCCCTTTATCCATGTGGTAATCGATGGTCGCGTTAGCGATGTTCTCGATTTCTTGTACTGTAAATGCCATGATTCGCTCCTATAAAATGATTGGCAACTATTTACCGAGCGTTCTACGAATCACTTCTCTTGTATCTTTAGGATCAGGTTGATGTTGAGAACCGGCATTATTACCATCAATGGTCGAAACAGGTTTTTTCTGTCTTGTTTGACGAAGTTCGTTTTCAACTTCCGTTTTCACTTTATTCGCCAACGCAACAGCTTGTTCAGCCGTTTTAGGTAATGTTCCGTTCCTCGCAGCCCTTGCTAATGTCAACTCGAGACGGTCGAGAACGCGATCTTTTTTGACACTATAATCAGGGTCGGATGTTGACCATTTTTGCTCCCACGCAGCAATAGAATTCTGCATTTGAGCAACATTGCTTTGCTGTTGACGAACTTCCTGCCTTTGCTGAGTTTGCTGCTGGATTACAGGTGTTATTTTCCCCTGTGCTCTAGCACGAGATACTTCCACAGCTGCTGCTTGTGTCATGTATCCTTGGGCCACTTGCTGTGCGAGATCAGGTGGTAAAACATTACCAGTAATCTCTAACAAACTTTTATAGTATGGCGTGATTGCTTCTAATGCCTTAAACGGGTCATTTTTCATCAACGCGCCAATACTGAACAAGTTATTTGCTTCTTCTTGGTCGATACCATTGGTATCTAAAAAATCAACAAACTTCTTATAGTGACCAGCATCTTCTTCAGCTTTCACGAGACGTTCTGAGGTGTCCCGATACTTTGCTTGCAGTTTTTCAAAACGCTCACGAGTTTTTGGCTTCCAAGCCTTCAACTCATCTGCGGTTGGTTCATCAGTTTCACCTTCTGGTTTAGCTTCTTTCGAAGCATCATCTTCAGGTTTGTCAGCTACAACCTTATCTGAAACAGTGTCGTCGTCTTCATCTTCGCCTTCCGGTTTCAATGCGTTCATCACGACATCAAAGGTGGAAGCCTCATCTTTAGACGGATTTGAGGTGGACGTACCCTCAGAAGGAATATCATTGTCCAATTCATCAGAAGCGGACGAAACTTCATTTTGCTGGTCCTTGGTTGGCGAAACCATATCGTGCCTTTCTATTAAAAGTGATGACCGTTTTTCAACGCTCATTATTTATACTGTAATATCTCAAACCCCGACACAAGTGTCAATAGAAAATTGCAACACTTGTTACACCAGTTGTACCTGATGATTTAAATTTTGTAATTTGTCCAGCATATTGAATACCTGCAACAACAGGAATTGTTCCGCTAGAACCATCTGCCATATCAACAGCAAGTGTTCCTGAAATATCAGCTATGAAACCTTTTACACCAGAAAAGGTTTTATTATCTGACACCGCTGCATTTTCTATTCCTGCTGGGATAGCACCATACGGTTCGTAATCAAAAGTTTTCGATCTTGGCATTTTATGCTCCTATGTTGTCGATTGGTTGTTGAAATGACGGTTGTGCGCCTGGCTCATTCGTCTGTGTTGATTTTTGGTTAGTCGCACCTTTATTTCCTTGTGCAGCTGGATCATTTGGACCACCCGCACCTTGCATCGCCCGTCCCACTTGGGCGTTCATCGCTTGGATTGAAGGCATCCCTTCCATGACAATATCATCAAGGTTTATTTCAAGCAAGTCGGCATAACGATGTGCCAGAGGATAAGGATTGACACCTGGTAACTGCAACAGGTACGGCATACCGCGTTCCATATTTGCAAGTTGTGCGGCCTGATTCGGTCTGCCAGATGACCCAGCGCGAACTTTCAGGTTCAGTTGTTTGATAACTGATTCGCGGTCCATTTCAGGCCATACTGCGCCGATACCAGCGATCTCTTTAACAGTCTCAACTGACAATTCCATAATGAGAAGTTGACCGAGTGCAGAAAACACATCTGTCAAAAATTCATCAAGGTCATCAACATTGGATGCAAGTGATGTCGCATGGCTTCCCTGCGCGATTGAACTCTCAGTCGCAGTCGCACCAGATGTGCCACCTATATCGGCTTCTTGTGCCCCTACGGTGCGTAGAACGTCTTCCATCTCAGAATTGGTTTCATAGAGTGCCGGATCAATCGGTACGCTCTCAAAACGCTGTACCAGATCGGCAATTTTTTCACCCGCGCCCAAACTTGTGAACTCAATGACCGCATGCGCTGGTGCATTTGATAGTTTTTCTTTGTCACCTTCAGACATACGACCATGAACAACCGCATATTTCGGTTTGTTGGCTTCACGGTGCATGCGACGATATTCGCGTGAACGGTTGTATTCAGCCTGAACATGTCGAAGTTGACGTGGGTCAGACAGAGGGAATAAACCATCTTCTTGCTCAACATCGTTGAATGTCAGAGCAAATATAGGCCAGAAACCTTCCATGAAATAATCAGGTTCTTTTGGTCTAACCAAGAAACCACAATACCCATCGCAAATCGTGAATGTCTGTTCGAGGTCTTTGTTGTAAACCTCCCAAACACACACCATCCCTGCTTTGTCTTTACTCATACCGCTGTCATCATCTGATTGACGATGATATTCAGCCATCTCACCTTTTCCGTGTTCACGGTACGGGGTGTATGAATTTTTAATATCGACTTTAAACAATTTTTGGATTTGAGAAGGTGTTTTGTGATATTCACGAGCAACCCATCCAGCCCCGATGAAACCCATCAACTGTGTGCAATTCGGGTCAATTATAATCTCAGTGGAACGCGGGAACATGAACTTAGGACCTTCGCGCAAGATGATATTTTCTTTGGCCTGAAGATCACTGATTAAACTTTGTAATTCAAAGATTTCTTGGTCATAGGTGGACGAATCAATTTCATCATCAGTTAAATCATCCATTCTTCGTTGAAGTTCAGCTAATTTTTCTCGTGAATCATCAAGTGTTGCTGTCTCATCCAGTGACAACTCACCATATTCGCGCTGAAAACCAAGCATCATGTAACCGACACCGCAAGTTTTTGTACGACGAACAAATGATTTCATTGACGGTTTTAAACGTGGTTTTTGTTCATTGGAATAATATTCGAAAACGATTTCGAGCGTCTTGGCGATTTTCATCAATATTTCATGACGCTTACGACCTTGTTCAATGTCCATCGCCATTTCCATCATCGCAGGATCACCCTGCAACGCACCCTGCAACGCAGCCATCGCTGTATCAGGTTTTCCGTCCCACAGGGTGTAGTCAAGTGTTTTACGTCTCTCAGCCGTTGCAGTCGGGTTTTTAGCATATAATCCGGCAACCGCTTGGTTGATATAACGATTGATAATTGGGACGGTATAATTACCATCTTTGACCCAATCATCAGATGCCCCTTGCTTCGCAAGTTTCATATCCTCGCGCATGCGGTCATAATCGTCTTTGAAATATTTCTTGGCTGCCAGAATTTTCTTCTGCCAGCTGGTTACATTGTCTTTTTCACCTTGGTCGATTTTAGGTTCATCTCGTTCAACACCACTGTTGCTTCCAACTGGTTCTGCGCCTGTGTCCATCATACTGTTCAAATCGAGCATTTTACTTTACCAACCTTTTGATGTCATTTTCTGTTGTGCTTTTAACTGATTACTTGCGTGAATGACCCACGCTGCTGTGCCAGTCTTAGGAATTAGATTTTTAGGTGGACGATAGCTTTGCGCTGCCATCTCTTTTGTCAATCCTAACCCAATCCATGCCAACCAGTCAACGAAGTCGTCATTCGCACCACCTGACCCAAATTTCAACATTTGATTTTTTGCATCTGCGAACCACGGTGCAAAGGCAGGGAAAAATACTTTTCTCATCGACATCCGACCTTGAATTGACCGTGCGCGGGTCATTTTATCTTTTGTCGGTGTGACCGGATCAATCAACGTATAAACACGTTCCTCAACCATCCTTTTTCGTAAGAATGGACCAAATGATTTCGAGATGAGTTCACTTTCCATC